AAGCCGTGGACCGTAGGGCGCTGGAAAACCGACTAAAACCGATTCTCGCGGCGCCGCCAGAGCTACTTTCGGTGCAGCGCAAATTCGCCCACCCGATACAGGTGCGAAATCAGGCGCTGGTGCTGGCGTTTTCGAACTACCGCGATGCAATAGCGATACCGTCAGATGACAGACGATGGTATGTTTTATGGACAGATGCGCCCAGAATGACCGAGGAAGAATCGACGCGCCTATGGGGCTGGTTCGCCCGCGGCGGCCTGCAGGCTGGGGCGCTGTATCTGCGGCAGCGTGACGTTTCACGTTTCGCGCCCGGGGCCACACCGCCGTGGACCGAAGCGAAACAGATCATGGTGGCCACCAGCCGCAGCGGAGCGGAATCGTGGCTGGTAGACCGAATCGAGAAACGAATCGAAGAATTCCGCCTCGGCGTCATCAGCGGCCCGTGGCAGCCACTGGTGGATCGTCTGCAGAATCAGGCGCCGCAGCACATCCGATTGAACCTGCAGGCTCTGCAGCATGCGCTAGCCGAGGCTGGATGGCAGGATCTCGGCCTGTGCAAGTCTAGGAACAACCAGACCGCGCGCCACTGCTGGGCCTCGCCAGACTGGCGCGGCACCAAGTCCGACGCGCGCGACGCGACCGAGACGCATCTCGGGTCTATGCCGACGCCGATGCGGCGGGTGATCTGACCGGCTCTGCCGGCTCCGCGCGCCACTCCAGCGCCACGCTGGCGGGAGCGTGCCTCCAGCGCCCGTACATCGCCAGCACGGCGGCGTCTTCCGCCAGATACCACGCGCGCAGGGCGTCGCGGTCATACGCCCGGCCGAAACTGACGTTTTCAGCGGCCCGCCAGGCGGCGATTGGGTCGACGCCGGATTCTGCGAAAAAACGTTCAGCGGCAGCGATTCCGGCAGCGCGCAGATTGGGCGGCGCGTCGCAGTGGGTGATGATCAGCATTCTCGATGCTCCGAAAAAGACGCCCCCGGCAGCGATGGGCGCACAATCCGGGGGCGAAGCCGGCCAACAGGCCGACAGGAGGAGACAACGGTCCCGAGGGACCGCGCGATTATAGGTCAAGCAGTACCGCCAGCAGCAGCGCTAGCAGGATGGCAAGGGCGGCCAGGATCATCGACGCCGCTCCCGGACGTATTGGACGGCCAGGCCGACCCACTTCGCATCAGAAATCACTGAGTGCGCCAGGCGGTCGTCAAAAAACGCCCAGTGCCCAGGCGACAAGATGGCGTAATCGTTGGCGACCTGCAGATGCAGGCAGCCATTGAACAGCCAGAACAGCGCTCGGTAGTGCCGTGGACATTTCGTTGTCGGATCCTGCCAGTCGTCGCGGTGCGGCTCTACGCAGCGCATGCGCAGGCAGCAATTTGAGATCAAGTGCGGCCGATATCCGTGAATCCGCGGCAGCATCTCGGCTGCCAGGTCTTCGACGCCGCGCATGAATGTAGCGTCTGCGACCTTACGCACGGCGCGCGCCAGGCGAGGATCGGGGACTCGGTGGTCTATGCGGTCGATCATGCTTCCCCCGTAGCGACGCGGATCACGTCCAGCGCATAAGCCAGGTCGTCGTCATCGGCGGCTGGATGCGTCAGGCGCTGCAGGGCGCGGAGCATGGCTGGCGCGGCAACGATAAGCAGCGCATTGTTCATGCGCTCCTCTAATGGCAGCCATGCCGGAATGACCGCCAAATATCCGCCCTTTCCGGGCCGACATAAAGGGTCCGCTATGGCGATGCTTTCGCCTCTCTGCGCGGCAAGGTACCACGGTCCAGGTGTGTGCATTTTCGTTGCTCCTCAAAACAGCGCCGGCTCAGCATCGGCCGGCGGGATTACGCGGCCCACAGGGCGCGCGCAGGGCGGCTGACTGGGGTAGTCCAGCAGCTGGGGCGGGAAGGGCCACACAGGCCCCCGTAGGGGCTCGGTGGGGGTGTCAGGGGCGGCGGGGGTCACAGCAGACCACGCTCGGCAAACGAAACGCAGGTATCGCCAACGACGACGTGATCCAACACGCGCACGTCCACGAGCATCAGCGAGTCCTTCAGCGTCCGCGTCAGGTATTCATCGGCGCGCGACGGTTCGGCCGTGCCAGACGGGTGATTGTGCGCCAGCACCACGGCCGCCGCGTTGCGCATCAGGCATTCCTTCGCCACTTCGCGCGGATAGACGCTGGTTTGCGACAGCGTGCCGCGAAACAGGGTCCGCGTCTCGATAACCCGGTGATCTTGCGCCAGGAACATCACGGCGAATTCCTCGCGGCCGGCAGCGTTTGCCTCAGCGAAATGCAGCCGCAGGTAGTCCTTCACGGCGCGCGGGGAGTCCATCAGGGGGCCGGTGCGAATGCGGGCCTCCAGGATGCGCAGCGCTGAGGCAATGATCGCATCCTCTCGGCGCGCGACGGCATCGGGGCCGGCTTCGGCGTCCACGCGGTATGGGGTGGGGTCTTGTTGGCGGGCTTGTGTCTTCGGCATGGCGTCTTCTCCTATCTACCGTCAGTGTCAGAACCCAAGCGCCACCAGGGCGCCCAGGGCGAGCCCGAACGCGCAGGCAAACGCCACGCAGGCGGGGGTTAGGGGGGTGTCGTGCATCGGGGTTCTCCTCACAGATCCGCCAGACACCCGGCGCATTCGGTGGCCAGATCCGGGCGGCCGGCAGCAATCCAATCCGCCAAGCCTTCGCGGTCGTCGGCCGGGGCTTCGGACAGCACGCGAAACACATCGCAAGCCCGCAGGGCCTGCAGGCTGTCGGCGGCGATCATTACGAGGGTTTCGTATCGGGGCATCGTCATCTACTCCTATCGTTATCCGCGCAAACCGCGCGCCATAGCCCCGACTCGCGGGGCTATAACTCGGGGTCAATCCAAAAACATCGCCAGCGCGACTACACCAACCAGCACGCCTACGCATGCAATCAGCATCGCAAATTCAATCGGCATCTTCATCACTCCTATTACCGGGCCCGTAGGCCCGGGGTTATCACTTCCACTCGTCGCGCGACACAAGCCCGTAGGCCAGGCCGATAGCCAGCAGTTCGCGCTGCTGCGACGCACGCAGCGCCGACCTGTGCAGAGCCGACAGCGCGCGCGCAGCGTAGTCGGCGCCCAGGTGCGGCAGGTAGGCCAGCACGCGCGACACTTCGCGCTGCTGGCTCTGGTTCAGGGTCGTCGGGGTCTTCGTCATCTCTCTACTCCTGTTCCGCGCCGCCCATCGGCGCCACGCACGCATCATCGGCGACTTTCCTTACGCGAAACTTACAGCAGCCGTCAGGAACGGTAGGGGCTTTCCCTAATCCGAGCACATCAGGGGCGTGGTGCCGGTGTGTGTAGTCCGGTGGCTCGGATGTGGCAGCGCCTTACCCTCTTGGTGGCAAATGTGGCAGTGGAACACTAAACCCTAATTGCTTATACCATTCTGGTGTATTAAATAGGCGTGGCATTGCCACAATTGCCACAAACGCCATTGGAGCCACGTGGCAGCTGTGGCAGTACATCGGCGCGCCGATTCAGACCCCCGTGGCAGTTGCCACAATTGCCACACTTGCCACGCGTCTAGCCGGCGTTACGCCACGCAGCGTCAACCTGCGCTGACACGTTAGTGGGCGCTTACTTGCACTCGAGCCGGCTCCGGGTGCCGCACTCACCCTGCCGGCCCTGTGCTGCGCTGCAGCATGGTGCTGGCTAGGCGGGGAGGGGGTGGGGTGGGGTGGGGCAGAGACCCCCCGGCCAGGTCCCGCGCGCGGCATGAAAGTGTGTGGAGGACCCGCACGAAATTTTTTTTCCGCAGCGGTTTTGCTATGATCCGCCCCATGTTCCGCGATCTCCCCGTCCGCGCCCGCGAGCTAAAAGCCACGCCCGAAATGCTGGAGCGCATATACGATGCTGCTCGCTTGGGTTTACGCGGAGAATCTCTTGCGCTGGCGGCAGGTATGTTGCCGGTGGAGTTGGCGCGGCTGAAGATAATGGACCCGATAGCCGAGGTAGCGGAAATGAAAGGCCGCGCCGACAGCGAGATGGAAATGTCCCGCGTGGTATTCGATGCTGCGCAGGCTGGGGATAGTAAAGCGGCGCTGGAGTTTCTCCGTCACCGGCACGACTGGGTGGCAAAGACGAATGTGCAGGTTGACGTAAATACCCAGATCAGCGTGGTGGCTGCGCTGGAGGCCGCAAACGGGCGGTTGCAGCGTGGGCTGGCGGTGGAGGTGGAGGATGCGGTACCCGTGGAAAGAATAGGCGCCGCCGTTCCGGTGGTGTTAGCTGCCGGTGAACGGACTGCGGCAGTAACGGCGGCGCCGCCCCCGCTGGCGCGGGAAGCGCTGGTAAGATAGCCGCGCCCGCCGTCGCCTGCGGCGCTGCCGGCCAAGGAGTCTGTGTATGCCGAATGCCCTGATGAACGATGACGCTGCTGCGATGTATGCCACGCGGTACACGGGGCCGAGGCCGGACAGGCCGGTGGTTAACGGGCGTGCGGTGGTGACGGCGGAGGAACTGGCGGATTTCCGGCGGTTGTTCGGAGCGGATAAGACGCTGCGGGATTTGCTGAATGCTGACAGGGCGCTGGTGCGGCCTGGGACGCCGTCGGCGGTGGACCCCCGGGCGCGTGGGATGCAGGGGGCGAACGTGGCGCCGGGAATGCCTGGGGTGATCCCGGGTGGTGGCGCGGGGCCGGCGGCGCAGGGTCGGATTCCGGGTGAGGTTGAGCGGAATGTAATGAATGCGCTGATGGCTCTGGGCCCGATGATGGGCGGGGTGCCGCGGGCGGCGAACGCGATGGCGGCGATGCCGCAGGGCGTGTCGGCAGCGCGGGTAATCCGCGATCCGCGGACGGGGTTGCCGATGCAGTTGCCGCGGCCTGCGGAGGTGTATTTGCAGGGCGCGCCGACGATGATGCGGGCGGCGCCGCGGCCGCTGCCGGGTGTGACGCGCTGATGCAGAGATTTAGCGCCCGCCGATAAACCCCGGTAAATTCGCTATAAATGCAGAAGCCGATATACACCGCGACCGAGGAGCAGGCGCTGATGACGCGCCTGTGGGAGCCGCGTATTCGGGACGACCCCGAGGCGTTTGTGTTGCTGGCGTTCCCGTGGGGGCAGCCGAACACGCCGCTGGCGGCGTTCGACGGGCCGCGGCGGTGGCAGCGGCGCGTGCTGCGGATGATCCGGGATCACATCGGGGCGAACCGTGGGCAGGTGGAGATGGACACCCTGCGGGCGGCTGTTTCCAGCGGACGCGGAATCGGGAAGTCGGCGTTGGTGAGTTGGCTGATTCTGTGGATGCTCTCGACGCGAATCGGCAGCACGGTGATGGTCAGCGCGAACAGCGAGGCGCAGCTCAGAGGCGTGACCTGGGGTGAGTTGACGAAGTGGTCAGCGATGCTGATCAATTCGCACTGGTGGGAAATCAGCGCGACGAAGCTCATGCCGGCGCAGTGGCTGACGCAGATTGTTGAGCGGGATCTGAAGAAAGGCACCCGGTACTGGGCGGCCGAGGGCCGGCTGTGGAGTGAGGAGAACCCGGACGCTTACGCGGGCACGCACAACATGGACGGGATGATGCTGATCTTTGACGAAGCGTCAGGCATCCCGGATCCGATCTGGGCGGTGGGCGCGGGGTTTTTCACGGAGAACATCCTCGACAGGTACTGGCTGGCGTTTTCGAACCCGCGTCGCAACGAGGGGTATTTTTTCGAGTGTTTCCACGCCAAGCGGGATTTCTGGAAGAACATCCAGATCGACGCCCGCAGCGTTGAGGGCACCGACCAGCGGGTGTACCAGCAGATCATCGATGAGTACGGCGAGGACTCCCGCGAGGCCCGCGTCGAGGTGTACGGGGAGTTTCCCGCTGCCGGCGAAGACCAGTTCATCGCGCCGCGCCTGGTGGACGACGCGGTAAAACGGGCGGCGTACAAGGACCCCACGGCACCGATTGTGCTGGGCGTGGACCCCGCGCGCAGCGGGGCTGACGCGACTGTGATCGTGGCCCGTCAGGGGCGTGATCTGGTGGCGATTCGGCGGTATCGGGGCGACGACACGATGACCGTGGTGGGACACGTGATCGACGCCATCGAGGAATTCCGGCCCGCGCTGACGGTGATTGACGAGGGCGGGCTGGGATACGGAATTCTGGACCGCCTGACAGAGCAGCGGTTCAAGGTCAGGGGCGTGAATTTTGGCTGGAAAGCCAAGTCCAGCGTGATGTGGGGCAATAAGCGCGCCGAACTGTGGGGCGCGATGCGCGACTGGCTGAAATCGGCGCACGTGCCCGTTGACCGGCAGTTAAAAGCCGACCTGACGGGGCCGAAGACGAAGCCCGACAGCAGCGGAACGGTGTATCTGGAGTCGAAGAAGGACATGAAATCGCGTGGTTTGGCGTCGCCGGACGCTGCCGACGCGCTGGCATGCACGTTTGCGTTTCCGCTGGCGCATCGGGAGTACAATGCCAAGGAGCAGCGCCGCTCGATCAGTGATCGCGGCGTGGTTTCGGCGGGTTGGATGGCTCACTGAGGGCCTTCGGGGGCGGTGATGGCAAAGAAATCCGTGTCTCTGAGCGTCGGCCGGGGCGAAAAACTGCCCACCGAGCGCGGCGCGGGCCTGACGGCCAAGGGTCGCGAGCGCTATAACCGCGAAACGGGGTCGAATCTGAAGGCTCCGGCGCCGAATCCGAAGACTGAGGCGGATAAAGGCCGGAAAGCCAGTTTTTGCGCCCGCATGGGCGGCGTCGCCGCGAAGGCCAAAGACGGCGAGCGGGCCAAGGCCGCTCTGAAACGCTGGAAGTGCTGATCATGCCCCAGAAAAAACCCGGCGACCCCGGCCTCTACGCCAACATCCACGCCAAACGCGAGCGCATCGCTGCCGGCAGCGGTGAAAAGATGCGCAAACCGGGCTCCGCGGGTGCGCCGACGGCCAAGGCGTTCAAAGAGTCGGCCAAGACGGCGAAGAAGGTGAAGTGACATGCCTCTGGTGAAATCAGCGTCTTCCGCCGCGTTCCGCAAGAACGTGAAGGCTGAAATGCAGGCCGGCAAGCCTCAAAAACAGGCTGTCGCCATCGCGTACAGCGTCAAACGCGAGGCGCAAAAGCCCGCGTCTGCGAAGAAAAAGTAATGGCGTACAACCGCACTTCCGACCCCACCGGCATCGCTGGTGCCCGCGTGGCCGCTGCTGGCGGCAAGCAGGACGCGGATTTTCTGGCTGAGATGCGTCAGCGGATGACCATGGCGCAGGCTGCGGTGTCGAATTCGCGGCAGAACGAACTGGACGATCTGAAGTTCTACGCCGGCAGTTCGGACAATTCGTGGCAGTGGCCGCAGGATGTGCTGGCAACCCGTGGCAGCGTGCAGGGCCAAACGATCAATGCCAGACCGTGCCTGACGATCAACAAACTGCCGCAGCACGTCAAATCGGTTACCAACGACCAGCGCCAGAACCGCCCCAGCGGCAAGGTCATTCCTGCGGACGACAAGGCCGATCCGGAGGTCGCGGAGATTTTCGACGGCATCGTGCGGCACATCGAGTACATGTCCGACGCGGACGTTGCCTACGACACGGCCTGCGAAAACCAGGTGACGTTTGGCGAGGGCTACATCCGCATTCTGACGGAGTATTGCGACCCCGACACGTTCGACCAAGACATCCGCATCGGGCGCATCCGCAACTCGTTCAGCGTGTACATGGACCCGCTGATCCAGGATCCGTGCGGTGCCGACGCGCAGTTCTGCTTCATCACGCAAGACCTGACGAAGAAAGAGTACGAGCGCCTGTACCCCAAGGCCGCGCCGGTTTCGACGCTGCTGTCGTACAGCGTGGGCGACTCAACGTCGGGGTACTGGCTGAACGAGAACATGGTGCGGATCGCGGAGTACTTCTACATCGAGAAGGAAGTCAAGACGCTGCACTTGTACCCGGGCGGCATGACCGCGTTTGAGGACTCGCCGGAAGACCAGCAGATGCGCGCGATGGGCCTGATGCCCATGCGCAGCCGGCAGGCCGAGCAGCAGCGCGTCAAATGGTGCAAGACCAACGGGTACGAAGTCCTCGAGGAGCGCGACTGGGCCGGCAAGTGGATTCCGGTGGTGCGCGTCGTCGGCAACGAGTTTGAGGTTGACGGCGAGATCCACATCAGCGGCTTGGTCAGGAATGCCAAGGACGCCCAGCGGATGTACAACTACTGGGTGTCGCAGGAAGCCGAAATGCTGGCGCTGGCGCCCAAGGCCCCGTTTATTGGGTACGGCGGCCAGTTTGAGGGCTACGAGCACCAGTGGAAGACCGCCAACACGACCAACTGGCCGTATCTGGAGGTCAATCCCGACGCCACTGACGGCGCTGGCAACTCG